GTATCAAAGCCCAAAGATCCAAACGCAGGCGTTCGAGCCAAGGCGCAGCGTATAGCAAAGAAGATCGGGGCAGAGATCGAGGTGGATAATTATGGAGAGGGCAACCACTACTGGACGGGGCCTCCGAAAGGTCTGTTCGAGGAAGACGGGCGTACCAAAGACGGCAGAGAAGACCCCTACGAAGGAAGCCGCTGCTGCCACTACTGGGATGCAGTCCTCGGCATCATGCTGGACTACGAAGACATGATCGCGGGACAGGGCGTGTCCTGGGACGAGAACGATAACAGACCGCGAACCATCACCTAACCAATAACCATGGCCCACGGTCTACCGGAAAGGCGGTTGAAGCACCTGCTACGGGGAGCCGTGGGCTGTTCCAAAGGAGTCAACCATGGCAAAACCTGAATTTTTTCTCGACGCCATTCTGGGCAAGCTTTTCAGAGCCAGAAAACCAAAGCGCAAGGCAGACCCGGACTACGGTAAATTCCGGCGGCTCTGCAAAAAGAACGACCTGACGTATGCCGTCTCCAACGACGGTTACGTTGATATAGAAACCCCGGACGGAACCCGGTTCGCGATTGGTGAGGATTGGGATTGTCGGGTAATGCGTCTCGAAGCCATCCTTGAGACGGGGTATGACCCAGGCACCGACGAGGTGGCGTGGCCCGCGAAAGCGGACAGCAACGATCAATAACAGATAATCGGTAACCATGGCCCACGGTTCGCCGTAGCGGATGCTTAGGGAAGAGGCCCACGGGCTTCCAAAAACACCCGTCCCGTTGTCCCACTATAGTGTCAATTTCGTAAATTCAAAAAAAATAAAATCATCAGTTTTAAGGCGGGATATGGTGGGACCATGGGACAGGGCATAAGTGCCTTATATATAAAGAGTTTTTGCTCTGGGGCCGTCCCATAACGTGATTCGCCACATATCGCTTGTGGGACGGGTTTCCCGTTAGTACCAGTTGATCGGAGGCCCGGTTCACTGATAGTATCGGGCAAATGATCCCATACGCCTCGTTTGCGGCACGTTGTTAATGTCAAGTGGTGGGACAGTGCCGGGACAGCGTTGATATCAAACAGGAAAAGAACGTTTGGAGGGTGATTATGCCAAATAGCAACCGGCCCGGATCAAATGCCAGTGGGACAGGGAAAAAGGTCGTTATACGTGGCCCTAATCGGCAGCTTACGAGACGCCAGCAGAAATTTGTAAAACTGCTCGTGTCTAACGACGGGCTGATGACTAATCGCGAGGCAGCCGTGCAGGCGGGATACCCTCCCTAGCTCGGCGCACACTAGGGCCTGGGAATTGATGTCGGAATCCGTCTGTCCGCATGTCGTAGCCGAGATAAGACGGTATCGCGATGAACTGGATGAGCAGTATGGGGTCACCTACAAGCGCCACATTCGCGATATGCAGAAGATTCGCGATTCCGCGATGGCTTCAGGTGCGTTTTCGGCTTCTGTGATGGCCGAGAAAAATCGCGGCTTGGCAGCGGGTTTATACGTCTCTAAATCAGAGATCCGAACCGGCTCTATCGATTCTATGAGTCGGGAACAGGTGGAGTCGGAGCTTGACAGGCTTAGACAAAATTTTGAACCGATCCTCGACATCACGCCCACGGAAATCCACGAACAGGATGCCGAGGGAGGCGGTGAAGAATCGGGAAGCGGGGCTGTGGAGACTGATCAGCGACGGGCTGAAGACGACGGGGCGAAGGATTGAGACCACGCGCCTCGAAAGCTGGGCGTTGCCCGGATTGCCTGATGTCCTTCTACTTACAGAGCGTGGTGACTTCGTTTTTTACGAACTCAAGGCGACTAAGGCTCGCGCTGGTAAAGTCGATCTCTCCCCCCATCAGGTTAGTTGGCTTACTCGCCACTCCCATGCTCGCTGCTTTATTGTTGTTCGCGACGGTTCTCTGGCTCTTCGTGTTTTTCCTGCTTCCGCTGCTGTTGACCTTCGCATGGATGATTTTGCAGCCGTGGAGGCTCTGGCTGTTTTTGAAGAGCCGTATGACTGGGGCGAATTTTTCCGGTTGACGTGCCCGTTATAGGAGGGTATAAGGGAATTCCCATAACAGAGGAGTCATAGCTATGGTTGAACTGACGCCTGTTGAAATCAAAGACCTTACTTTGGAACAACTCCGGCAGATTTTCGAGAGCCGTGCCGCTGATATATCTGTATATATCGGCATTCATGGTCGTGTTTGTTTGTTGAGTGAAATTGAGAGTGCCTGTCTTAATGGTGCAATTGTTCAGGTCAATCTTGAAACGGCTGCGCTTGATGATGTCATGGACGATTCGGCTTTTCAGTATGCGTTCGAAAAGACGCAAGAGGGGGTGGCGTAGTGGACTGGCTCGAAGATTGGTTGACCGATTTTTTCCAGCGCCTTGCGGACTGGTTCGAGAGCCGCGAAAACTAACTCCAGGCTGACTCCCTGGCGACTGGCCCCGCTCCGGCGGGGTCTTTTTTATTTGACATGTTCGGCGGTGCCATGATATGGGTAAAATCCCGTAGTAAGGAGGAAGCCGATGCCAAAGTACGATTTGATCGAGGAGGAGTACCACTACGACACAATCACTGCGCCAGACCTAGCGGCGGCGCTGAAGGTTGCTGTCAACGCTGTCGATGCCGCAGATTACGCGGACACAGACGGGCCGTGCGCAAGGACTATTTGGGTCGATGTTGTCGTCATTAACTGTGCCGATAGGGATGATTGTGGCCGCGCCAGTGTCACTCTGGACCCTGCCGCACCGGATTGCTCGTCGCATGAGCATGCTTGGCAATCTCCGTTGTCCGTGGTCGGAGGGGTTGGGGAAAACCCCGGCGTTCACGGCCACGGCGGTGGCGTAATCATCACAGAGGTATGCCGGAATTGCGGCATCTACCGTGAGACGAATACGTGGGCGCAGAGGTCCGAGACGGGCGAACAGGGTCTTTATTGGGTCGGATATCGCGAGGCTGATGATGCTTCGATTAGCTGGTCCGGCACCTGATTCCCGGCGGGGCATTTTTTTGGTTGACTTGCTGGATTGTCCCGTGATATGGGTAAAGTCCCATAGTAAGGAGGAAGCCGATGACCACCTATAAAGTCACGATGAAGTCGGGATACGAATGGTACATGTTTGGTGATTTCTCGCAAGCATCGTCCTCCCTGACTGCTTGTTTCCATGACCCGAAATGCGATTACGATTGGCAAGGCTCGCCTTATCAGGTCGCCGATGCTCGCCATATTCCAGGGGACGCTGCTGAACTGCTCTGGGATCACTGGAGTGAGTGGGACGATGGTGATGATGCAGTTGCCAGTGTCGAAGCCTGACTGGGTATAGTCCTGTTCAATTGGGGTGTTAGTAACTTAGATGAGAATAATACAAACTCAACTCACTGATTTTGGCGCGGTGCAGATTCAAGATCACGGCGTGGCTTTTCTGGTTGTTTATCCAGCGACGGAGCCGGAATTTAGAGGCTGGAGCCGAGAAAAGACATTCGACAAGAAGTCTTGGAATGCGGCTCAAATGTTCGCTGCATCTGTTGCCAATTATAAGGAGGATGAGGACCGTGTCGAAAACGAAAAACGCGAAAGGCAAAATGTCACATGGCGGGGGCAATAGTCGTGGGTTGCCGCTATCACCGGAGATGCTGGAGTTGTTTAGAACGCATCTTTTGAAGCGGGCTGCATACGCTAGGCTATCAAAAAGACACACCTGACTCACCACCTAGCCGGTCAGACTTGGCCGGTTAGCGGGTGCGCCAGATGCACCAAACCAATCAAAGGAGGAAAGAAGATGTTCCGGAAATACTACCTAGTAGAATTTTACGAACACAGTGGTCTGGATCATCACGCGGTTTGTCGGAGTGCATCACAAATACTGTCTATTGCAAGTGGCCGAAGAGTAAGAATAGTGGCCCATGCCTCTCGTCAAGACTATCTGGCAGAGGGCAATCAAATCGCCATTGGCGCTGGCGAGCCAGATTTATTCCACGCAAGCTGAAACTGCAACCTCAACCTAAGGAGAAGACCGAGGACAAAGTGAGTTGTTGACCCGTTGGGAAGCGTCGCCGGGGGAGCCCGGCGGCGTTTTTTTGTTTGACTCTATTGTGTGTGGTGGTGTATGGGATATATCTCACAACAAGGAGCCAGACGATGACGAAAGCTGGATTCAACATCAGCGCGAAAAAAGGCTTCCAGATAACCTTTAGAAATGGCTGGACCGCGTCGGTTCAATTCGGCCTCGGTAACTATTGTAACAACGGTTTTATGATGACGAAAAACTCTGAAAGAGGGGAAGGGAGGCTCCGCACGGACGACATAGACATCGCTGCGCCCGATTGTCCAAACGCGGAAATTGCCGCGTTTACAGGCCCTGACCTCGATTTTAGTTTCCACCGGGAAGACACTTGGAGGAGCCATTGGCACCGATTCTCCGCCGATGCTCACGACAATATTAAGGGGTGGGTGTACCCCTCGGAGGTAGTGGCGTTTTTGCAGCTTGTGGAGAGTTTTGAGCCATGGAAAGGCGACCGATGATTAATTGTGTGGAATCGAGCCGCGCGAAAAAGACCGCCGGTCTTGCCGTCACCTATCGCGCGGCGGGCGGCGATATGTACGGAACCTGTCCTGATAGCTGCCCGCTTAAACCGGCGGCCACGTCGACGCATGCTATAGACCGGGACTATGAGTCGGCGGTGCGCCGCGCCGTTCCGCGTAAGGGGCTGGCGTTTCTGTTCACGCATTTCCCGCCGGAAATCTGGGCGGAACAAAATACAGGCGCGCCGGGTCAAACCGTTTTTAATTATTCCGCCGATACGTTGGCGGACGCCGCGCGGTACACCAAGCGCGGCGTGGCGTCCGTTGCGGTCGTCCCGGCGGATTATTGGGACGATAAACCAAGCTGCAAGGTGACCGAATCGGACGGCGTCCGACTGGTGCGTTGCTTGGACGAATTGACCGGAATCGGTTGCGCCGGTTGCGGCAATGGCGAACCGTTGTGCGCCCGCCCCGACCGTGACTACGGAATCCTTTTCACAAGTCACGGTGCGGCCAAGCGAAAAGCTGGCGACAACGCAACGGCGGGCGGTTGTTATGCGGCGGGCGGCCATGTCGCAATCCACTGGCGGAACCTTTCCGAACGCGGCGAAACAACGGAAACGGACGGCGAGCACGTTGCGCGGTTCGCCGCCGGTCTCCGGCGCGGCTCGATTCTGCGTCACCATATCGCGGGCGATATTGGGCGCGTTCCCGCTACTATAAAATAAGCCCTTGCGCTTCTGGGTTTTCTCCCGTATAACAAGGGTCCGGCAATATCGCCGGGACACTTTAGGAGTCTATCTAATGTCGCACGAAATCATGGAGACCGAAGACGGTACGTTCGCAATGGCCTATCGGGCGGGCGATGCTTTGCCGTGGCATGCTGCGGAAACGAATCCGCAAACCTTCGTTCCCGGCGCGACGCCGCAAGAGGTCAGCGACGCCGCTCGATTGGGGTACGAGGTGCAACTTGTCCCGAATTGCTTTCCGAATGGTTCGCCGATTCCTGACTCGTTTCACATTTCCCGCGTTGATGATCCGGCTACAGTGTTCGGACGGTTTGTAGCGGGAGACTGGCAACCGGTGCAGAACTCCGACTTGCTAGACTTGGCGGCGCACATAGAGTCCGCGCACGGTTTCCAGGTCATTACCGCCGGGGCACTGCACGGTGGCGCGAAAGCCTTCGTCCAATTGGAGACGGGCCAAGAGTTTAGTTTGCCCGGCAATGACAAGCTTGTTTCCCGCTTGCTTGCTACCGTGTCTCACACTGGGATGGAGTCGAACAAGTTCGTTGGATGCAATACGCGGGTCGTTTGTGACAACACAATCCGCGCCGCGACTGGCGAAGGTGCGGGAATCGTTGCGCACGACCACCGAGTCGAATTCGATTACGAGGCTATCACCACAGCCGTCGGGCTCAACGCTGAATCGTTCGGCGAGTT